CTCTGCATTTAAAAAAGTTTACTACGATCCAGCTTTGGGACGCGCTACAGCACGTTTTGTTAAGTCAGAACACTTAGTTGTACCTTATTACGCAGTAGATTTACTCACTTCACCGCGAATTACCCACGTAATTCACATGAATGAGAACGAATTGCGTAAATTACAGCTTTCTGGTTTCTATAGAGACGTAGAAATGAGCTCTCCCGGAACAAATGTTGAAAGAACTGACGTTGATGATAAAATTGATGAACTTCAAGGACTTACTAGAACAATTAGTGACGAAGAATTCACTTTATTAGAGATGCACGTTGATTTAGATTTGGAAGGTTACAAGGATGTTGGTAAAAATGGGGAAGAAACAGGACTAGGATTGCCTTATATTGTAACTATTTGCAAAGATAATAACGAAATTCTTGCAATTCGTCCAAATTATAAAGAAGATGACCCAATGCGTAGAAAGATCGAATATTTCACGCATTATAAGTTTCTTCCGGGACTTGGATTCTATGGTTTCGGCTTAATTCATATGATGGGCGGGTTAACTAAGTCAGTTACGGCTATTTTACGTCAATTAATTGATGCAGGAACACTTGCTAACCTCCCCGCAGGATTTAAGTCTAGGGGACTAAATATTCAGCGAAATAGTGATCCGTTACAGCCCGGAGAGTGGAGAGATGTTGACGCTCCCGGAGGAAGATTACAAGACGCATTTTTACCGCTACCTTATAAAGAGCCAAGTGGTACTTTAAGCACTTTATTAGGTGCTTTAGTTGAATCGGGTAAACAATTTGCGGCTACAGTCGAAAATCCAACAGGAGACGGTAACACTGAAGCTCCCGTAGGCACAACTGTAGCATTATTGGAAAAAGGACAACGTATTATGTCCGCGATCCATAAAAGACTACATTATGCGCAAAGATGTGAGTTTAAGATACTAAAAAGAGTATTTGGTGAGTTTTTACCGCCTGAATACCCGTATCAAGTACAAGGTGCTTCAGAAAACGTATTTAAAGAAGATTTTGATAATAGCGTAGATGTTCTTCCTGTTAGTGATCCAAATATCTTTAGTATGACACAAAGAATTACTTTAGCGCAGACACAGTTACAAATGGCACAAGCTGCTCCTGAATTACACGATTTACGAGAAGCGTATCGTAAAATGTATATAGCTTTAAATATAAAGGACATAGATTCAATATTGCCACCAGAGGAAGAAGCACAACCTAAAGATCCAGTTTTAGAAAACATGGATTCGTTAATGCAAACTCCTTTACAAGCATTTCCACAACAGAACCATGAAGCACATATCGCAGCACATACTGCATTTTTAGAAAATCCTAAAACTGCACAAAATCCAGCTGCAGTCGCTGCATTACAAGCCCATGTTCAACAACATAATGCGCTTAAATACAGAGTGGAAATTGAAGCTATGTTAGCACAACAAGGAATACAGCTTCCACCTCCGGGACAACCAATACCTCCTGAAGTGGAAAGTCAAATATCAATAGCCGCCGCACAAGCGACACAAGCTATAACAGGACAAGAACAAGCACTAGCTAATGCGATGGCTACACCTGATCCGCAACGTGAAATGTTCGAACAGCAAATACAATTAGAACGTGAACAGTTAATGCAAAAAGAACAATCAGATGTAAGGGATACACAAGTAGCAATGACTAAAGCTGAAATGGATGCTCAGGTTAAGAGAGAAAAAATTGAAGCAGATGCTAGAAAAGAAGATACAAAAGCCGCTATAGAGTTACAAGAATTAGAGCAGAAATCAAAAACTGATGCGGAAAAGAATTACACAGAATTAGTTAAAGTTGTTAAAGAAACACGAGAAAAAGATTAATGCCCATTAGAAAAGTAAAGGGCGGTTATAAGTGGGGAAAATCAGGGAAGGTTTACAAGAAAAAAAGTGGAGCAGCAAGACAGGCTAAAGCCATATATGCTTCAGGTTATAAAAAGAAAAGATTGCAGAATAGGAGAAAAAGATAATGCGAGAATATTACAATAATAAAGAATACCCTTCTCCTTCACCTAAGAAAGCAAAGGCTGATCCTAGTTTTCCTAGTGTGAAAGATACTACAAAAACAAAAACTGTAGAAGCGGGGTATTGCCTAGATAAGCCGGAAAAAGCAAAAGTAAAAGCGGCTTATGGACAGACTAAAGGACTTCTTTGGTATAGATCAGTTAAATAATGGACTATATCGTAGCAACGGAGCATTTGCTTCGTAAAATCCGAGAGAGAAAAGAAGCTCTCTCGCAAACGTTAGCTTCTGGAAGTATTGAAGATTTTGAACAATACCAAAGGATAGTTGGCGAAATCGCAGGTTTGAATTTCGTTGAACAGGAAATTCAAACCCTACATTCCAATATGGAGGATGCACATGACTAACACTGTTCCAGATAGAGTAGATAATTTTGGAAGTAATGGTAAACTTGCGGAAGTTAAAATTCAGGAAGAAAAGAACGTCATTACACCAGAAAATCTAGAATCACATGCAGATAAGTTACCACGTCCAACGGGGTATCGTATCTTAATATTACCTTTCTCATTACCACAAGTCACTAAAGGAGGGATTCACATTGCCAAATCAACACTTGATAAGGAACGACTTGCAACTGTTGTTGGCTATGTTGTTGCTATGGGCTCTGATGCCTATGGTGATATGAATAAGTTCCCAGAAGGTCCTTGGTGTAAAGAAGGTGATTGGGTTATCTTCGGTCGTTATGCTGGAGCTCGTTTTAATATAGAAGGCGGAGATATGCGTCTTTTAAATGATGATGAAATTTTAGCAACCATAGATGATCCAGAAGCAATTTTATCATAAATAATCATGGAGAATACCATGCAACAAGAAGCAGAAAAGATAGAACTAGAACTTCCCGAAGGGGAAGTAGATGTACGCGCAGCAGATGTTGATGATTCAATTAAAGAAGAAAAAATAGTTGAAGCAGTTGCGGAAAAGAAGGATGAGTTGGATCAAATCAGTGAGTCAGTACAAAAACGCATTGATAAGCTAACTTACAAGATGAGAGAGGCGGAAAGACAGCGTGATGAAGCGGTTACTTACGCTCAAAGTATTAACCAAAGTAACTCTAATTTAAAAGAAAAATTAAAAAATTCCGATACTTCCCTTTTCAAAGAGTACGATAATAGGATACAATCGGATATTGAACGAGCTAAAATAAATTTAAGAGAAGCTCAAGACACAGGAGATGGGAATGCGGTTGCAGATGCAACAGAAAAACTTTCAAGAGCAAGTGCTGAATCAGAAAATCTTAAAAGATTATCTGCTCAACAAAAAGTTAAAGAACAAAGAGCTGCTCAAGAGACTCCTGTTGAAAGCTACACGCCAACATTACAGCCGCAACAAGCTTCAGCCCCAGATCCAAAAGCTGAAGCATGGGCAGCTAAGAATGCGTGGTTTGGAGATGACCAAGCTATGACATTTGCTGCTTTCGGAATACATAAAGAATTAGTTGATGAAGGAGTTGATCCTACATCTAATTCTTATTATAACGAAGTAGACAAACGCATAAAAGACTACTTCCCACAAAAATTTTCTAACGAGCAATCTGCGCCCGTGCAACAGGTTGCTGCTTCTAGCAGAGGTGCTGGAGGTAAAAAAGCGTCACGCAAAGTCAAGTTATCACCTAGTCAGGTAGCAATAGCTAAAAGACTAAATGTACCACTTGAAGAATATGCTAAGCATATTGAAGGAGTATAAAATGACAGAAGAAACATTAGAAACACACGTCAATACAGATCGAAACTCACGATCTGCCGAGACACGAGTCTCTCAAACTCGCAGACAACCTTGGAAACCCCCGTCAATGTTAGACGCACCCAAACCACCACCCGGATACAAATTCAGGTGGATTCGTGAAGCTACAAGAGGGCAAGACGATAAATCGAATATGTCTAAACGTATTCGTGAAGGATATGAACCCGTGAGAGCGGAAGATTATCCTGATTTTGAAGCTCCCACTGTTGATAGTGGATCGAATATTGGAGTTATAGGGGTTGGAGGGTTAATTCTTGCTAAAGTTCCAGTTGAAACCGTCGATGAGCGTAATGCGTATTTTAAAGAACAAACGCAAACGCAAATGGAAGGTGTAGATCAAAACTATATGCGAGAAAGTGACTCTAAGATGCCAATAAAAGGTGGTGACATCAATAGGCAATCTAAGGTCCAATTTGGTAGTAGGAATCAATCTGACGATTAATAATAACAATGTATTACAATAGGAGATAATTATGGCTAATACAGATAAACCTGATGGTTTTACTCCTGCATATCACATGTATGGTGGTGTTATTCGTCCTGCAAGAATGAGAATCGCTAGTGCTTACGGAACTGCTATTTATAGTGGTGATGTTGTTACTCTTTCAAGTGGTTATATCAATCAAGCAGGTGCGACAAGCACTCCTATAGGTGTGTTCTATGGAGTATATTATACAGCGTCTGACGGGACACCTACGTTTTCTAAATCATGGACGGCAAGTACAGCTACTCAAGGTAGTGCTGATGCTGAAGCTCTCGTGTATAGCGATCCTGGAATCGTTTACGAAGCTCAATTTACCGCAGGAACTCCTGCAGTAAGTTTTATCGGCAACAAATACACTCTTTCTACAACTGCTGGTAGTTCAACTACTGGTAGATCGAAAGAGGGTGCAACAGCAACTACTTCAAGTGGTGTCGCACTATGTGTGGGCTTTAACTTAGCACCAAGTAATGCTATTGGTGCTTATGCTAGAGCTTACTTTACGTTCCCAACTAATACGTTCGCAGTCTAATAAAGGAGAGTAAATAATGGCGATTAATAGAGCGCAACTCGTTAAAGAGTTAACTCCGGGTCTCCACGCTCTTTTTGGATTAGAATATGAGCGTTATAACAATGAGCATGAAGATATCTTTGACACCGAAAGTTCTGAAAGAGCCTTCGAAGAAGAGGTAATGCTCAGTGGATTTGGGGAAGCTCCTGTTAAAGGAGAAGGTGCTGCCGTAGTATATGATACTGCACAGGAATCGTGGACTGCTCGTTATACGCATGAGACAATCGCAATGGCATTTGCATTGACAGAGGAAGCAATCGAAGATAATCTCTACGATACGCTATCTTCCAGATATACAAGAGCTCTTGCACGTTCGATGCAACAAAGTAAGCAAGTCAAAGCAGCTAATGTTTTGAATAACGCTTTCAGTTCATCTTACGTTGGCGGCGATGGAAAAGAGCTTTGTGCTACTGACCATCCAACCGTTGGTAATGTCGACATGAAAAATGAGCTTTCAACGGCTGCCGATCTTAATGAGACTTCATTGGAACAAGCATTAATTGATATTGCTGCTTTCAAAGATGAAAGAAACTTAAAGATCAATGCGCAAGCACAACGGATGGTTATCCCGCCTGCGTTGCAGTTCGTAGCTGATAGACTTCTGGAAACACCGGGACGTGTAGGTACTTCAGATAATGATATTAATGCTATTCGCAACATGGGCATGGTCTCAGGCGGATACGCAGTAAACCATTATCTAACAGATACTGATGCGTGGTTTATCAAGACAGATGCACCAAACGGCTTGAAACATTTTGTTCGTACACCTGTATCAACAAACATGGAAGGTGATTTTGAGACTGGAAATGTTAGATACAAGGCGCGTGAGCGATACAGTTTCGGTTGGAGTGACTGGAGAGGAATCTTCGGTACACCCGGAGCATAAATGAACCTACAGTAGGGTTTATTACTCAACTACTGATTTAAAGGGGGGCTTCGGCTCCCTTTTTCTTTTTTCTTTTCTTTTTTGAAGCTATGAGATAGAATGATATAGATTCTAGGGGTAAACTAATTTAACTTATCGACTGCCCTAGCAGACAAGCCGAGACGGTAAGGGAGTTAAGGAGACTTAATTATGGCAAATTCAACGTTTAATGGACCAGTTCGGTCCGAAAATGGTTTCAAAACCATTGATGTAACCGCAG